GGGCCACGGCATCGGGAAATCCGCCCTCATCGGCATGATCTGCGAGTGGGGTCTGTCCACCTGCCCGAACACGCGCATCGTCGTGACCGCGAACACCGACGGCCAGCTCAAGACGAAGACCATGCCGGAGATCGGCAAGTGGTTCCGCCTGTCCGAGACGCTGGAATGGTGGAAGCCGACGGCCACCTCGATCTACTCGAAAGACCCCGAGGCCGAGAAGTCATGGCGCCTGGATGCCACGCCGTGGAGCGAGAACAACACGGAAGCGTTTGCCGGCCTGCACAACCAGGGCTCTCGCATCATCATGATCATGGACGAGGGCTCGGCCATCGCAGACAAGGTCTGGGAAGTGGCGGAAGGCGTGCTGACCGACGAGGACACCGAAATCATCTGGCTCGTGTTCGGCAACCCCACGCGCAACACCGGCCGGTTCCGTGAGTGCTTCCGGCGCGACCGTGGCCTGTGGAAGACACGCCAGATCGACAGCCGCACGGTGGAGGGCACGAACAAGGAAGCCCTGGCCGAGATGATCGCCACCTACGGCGAGAACTCCGACTTCGCCAAGGTGCGCATCCGCGGCATGTTCCCCAGCATGTCCGCCAAGCAGTTCATCGGCACGGACGATGTGGACGGTGCGCGCGGCCGGCACCTCGACGCCAGCCAGTACGAGTTCGCGCCCGTCATCCTGACCTGCGACCCAGCCTGGGAGGGTGACGACGAGCTCGTGATCGCCAAGCGGCAGGGCCTGCGCTTCGATGTCCTGTTCACCATCCCGAAGAACGACAACGACATGGTCGTGGCCGCCCAGCTCGCGCGCCTGGAGACCGAGCACAAGGCCGACGCGGTGTTCGTTGACGCGGGCTACGGCACCGGCATCGTGAGCGGTGGCCGCACCATGGGCCGCAACTGGCAACTGGTGTGGTTCGCCGGCGAGAGCGCAGACCCCGGCTGCGCGAACAAGCGCGCCGAGATGTGGAAGGGCGCTCGCGACTGGCTCAAGCAGGGCGGCGCGATCCCCGAGGACGACGTGCTCTACCAGGACCTGATCGGGCCCGAGCTAGTGTTCCGGCCCGACGGCAAGGTCCAGCTGGAGAGCAAGAAGGACATGAAGTCGCGCGGCCTGCCGTCGCCTGGGCGTGGTGATGCACTGGCCCTCTCGTTCGCCTATCCAGTCTCGCCGCGGGGGATACATCGCGCACCGGTGCGTTCCCACAATCCGTTCGACTTCAAACGACGGTGAAGCCGGCCATGCCGGCGTGGAGCTTGGCATGGGGATTGCGGAAGGGCTTGTTGCGTTAGGACTGTCGGCCACGACGGCCAGCGCGGTGTCAACCGGCCTCATCACGGCCGGTATCGGCGCTGTTACCTCCGCCGCGCTGGCCCCCGGCGCGCCCAAGATCGACGCGCCCAAGCCACTGGGCGAGGCCGACAAGCCGCAAGCCAAGCAGGAGGTCGACCGCTCGACCATCCTCAAGCGCAACGCCACCGCCGCCCAGGGCGCTCTCGCCGGCAACGCCAGCACGCTGCTCAGCGGCACCGGTGGCGTCTCGGCCGGGTCGCTCAACCTCGGCTCCAGCAGCCTTCTGGGCCAGTAGCACGTGGAAAACCTGACCACGCGCGAAGCTGCCTCACGCCGGCTGGCCTCCCTGAAGCTGGAACGCTCGTCGTGGATGAGCCACTGGAAGGAGATCGGCGAGGTTCTCCTGCCGCGCACCGGCCGCTTCTTCGCCACCGACGAGAACCGGGGCAGCCGCAAGAACGACATCCTCGACGACACCGCCACCGGCGCGCTCGGCACGCTGGGTGCCGGCATGCAGTACGGCCAGACCAGCCCGGCCCGCCCGTGGGTGCGCATCGAGACGTCCGACCCGGACCTGATGGAGCACGCCGACGTGAGCCTGTGGTGCGACCAGGTCACGCGCCTCATCCTCATGGTGTTCGCCCGCTCGAACACCTACAACACCCTGCACTCGATGTACGAGGAGCTGGGCGCCTACGGGGTGGCCGCCTCGATCGTCCTGCCCGACTACGAGAACATCATCCACCACACGCCGCTGACCATCGGCGAATACACGCTGGGCACGAACTCGAAGAACCAGGTTGACAGCCTGGGCCGCGAGCTGCAGATGACGGTGGCGCAGATCGTCGAGAAGTACGTCGCCGGCGGCACCGCGCTGAAGGAGCGCTCGGGCTCCTGGGACTGGTCGCGCGTCTCCTCGCAGATCAAGAACGCCTGGGACCGGCACGAGGTCGATTCCTGGATCCGCGTGCAGCAGCTGATCGAGCCGCGCAAGTTCCGCGACCCCGAGAAGCGCGACAACAAGAACATGGCCTGGCGCAACGTGGTGATCGAGGAAGGTGCCAACGCCGATCTCGTGATGCACGAAGGTGGATTCCGGCGCTTCCCGGTGATCGCGCCGCGCTGGCACGTCTCGGGCAATGACGTCTACGGCTCGACCTGGCCAGGCGCGCGCGCCCTCGGCGGCATCAAGCAGCTGCAGTTCGAGCACATGCGCAAGGCCCAGGCGATCGACTTCCAGACGAATCCCCCGCTGATGGTGCCTTCCCACCTGAAGAACCAGGAGTCGGACTTCCTCCCCGGTGGCGTCACGTACTTCGATCCGGGCGGCGCCGGCCTCGGCAAGGTCGAAAGCGCGTTCAAGGTCGACCTGAACCTCCAGCACCTGCTGCTCGACATCAACGACGTGCGCCAGATGGTGAACGCCGCGTTCTACGCCGACGTGTTCCTGATGATGGACCGCCTCCAGGGCATCCAGCCGCGCAACCAGCGCGAGGTGGAGGAGCGCCACGAGGAAAAGCTGCTGATGCTCGGTCCCGTGGTCGAGCGCCAGCAGAACGAATGCCTCGGCCCGCTGATCGACATTGCCTTCGACGCGCTGAGCGAGGCCGGCGCGCTGCCACCCGTGCCCGAGTCGATCGAAGGCATGGACCTCGAGTTTAAGTACACGAGCGTGCTCGCCCAGGCCCAGCGCCGCGCCTCGATGGCAGGGGTCGATCGCATCGTAGGCGCCGTCGCCTCGATCGCTGCCGCCAAGCAGGACCCGAGCGTCTGGGACAAGGTCGACACCGACGTGATCATCGACAAGGCCGCCGGGTATGAAGGCGTGGACGCCGAGATCATCCGCGGCAAGGAAGACACCCAGCGCATCCGTGAAGCCCGCGCCCAGGCGCAGCAGGCCCAGCAGCAGATGGCCGAAGCCCAGCAGGCCGCCGAGACGGCGAAGACCCTGGCCGCCGCCCCCATGACCACCGACAACGCCCTGACCAACGTGGTCAAGGGCTTCGCGAACCAGTAGGACCCCATGGCCACCATCCCCCACGGGCACCCCCCCTTCCTCGGCACCCACCGCGCGGCCTCGATCGCTGCGACGAACGCCGCCATCGCCGCCGGGTCCATGGCGTACACGCTGGGCAGCACGATCCTCCAGGCGGAGGACGGCACGATGATGACGCTGCAGGGTGTGGGTGCGGCAGCTCGGTTCCTGCCGACGCCCAGCACGGCCTCGGTGGATGCGGCTGTGGCGGCTGCGGCGGCAAGTGCGCAGGCTGCGGTCGATACGCTGGCGGGAGCGGCGAAGAAATCCGAGCTGGCGGCTGTCAATGGAAGCGACGGCCTCGGCTTCGGGTTGGACGATGATCCATCGTTGGCCCGACCAGCTCGGCAAAAAATGGCCGAGCGCAAGTCGTTGTTCGACAAGATGCCTTTGGCAGAGCATGCAGGCGTGCGGGCGCGCACTTCTATCCTTGATTGCGCTGGGGCCTTCGCAATTGCCATCGCTGCATGCGTCGCAGCTGGTGGCGATACGCTGAATCTTCCGGGGGGCACTTTCTGCTACAAGCCACTCCCCAATGGGCAGGATTTGCCCGTCAGCTTGCAAGGCGCAGGCCGTGGCAAGACGATCATCAAGGTCATCGACGACGGCGTGGTGTTCAACCGGCTGGCGCAATCGGAGCTGCGAGGCTTAACGATCGATCTGCAAGGCAACGTGAACGGACCGCAGGGAACGCCGATTGCCGCCACGGCATGCGTCTTCAAAACGGGTTCATTCGGTGCGCGCGACGACGCCATCGAGATCAAGAACGCCAACGCGACCACTGGTCTGTGCATTGACTTCCAAAGCAATGGTGGCTCCATGTTCGTTTCGACGGGGTCGACGTACTACACGCTCGCGACCCCAGGCGTGCGCGCCGCTGTGGCTGTCACAGGCACAGATACGGCGGCCACCAGCCGTCATTTCACAGATGCAGAGTCGGGTGGTTGCACCCTGTATGACTTTGGTGGGTGCAATGACTTCTATGTCAGTGGCGGTTACACCAACGGGCTGATTTTCAACGCAGCGAGCAGCAAGGTACTGATGACCAATGTCCGTATCGGCGCCGCAGGCGGGACCGTGACGGTGCGAGGGCAGGCTAAGCTGAGTAACTGCATCTTCGCAGGCCCCGTGATTCTGGAGGGTACGAACCACCGCTTCGACTGCGAGGTGCCGGGCTTCGACATCACCGACAACAGCACAGGCAGCCAAGTTGAAATCAAGAGCCGCGCATACACGCCGGCGTGGACTGCCTCGACCACGGCGCCCTCCCTTGGCAACGGCACTCTCAAGGGCTTCTTCGACCGGACGGGGAACCGCATCACGATCACGATCGATCTGACGATCGGATCCACGACCAGCGTGGGCGCAGGCGTTTGGGCGTTTTCGGAACCGAAGCTTGACGCCGCCGCCATGGTCCAAGCGAGCGGCGGCGGCTTCACTCAGTGCGGCGCCGGCACCAATTTCCAGTTGAATGCGCGCACATCGCCAGGTGGCCAGAAAGTCGAGCTGTTCTATGTGAACGGGTCGGGAGCATTGGCGAATTTGGCCGCCAACTCGCGCACATGGGCGACGGGGGACAACCTCCGCTTCACTCACAGCTACGTTTGCGCATAACGCCCGCACCGGCGTTTCTCGGGCTCCGCAGTGATGCGCCCCACATCTCCCCCTGGTGCCTAGAGGGGGCGATCTGATTGAAAGCTGACGATGGCCACCAGACCGATCCGTCCGAAGGTTTACGCCGAGCCTCCATTCCTCGGCACGCAGAGCCAGGCCGACATCGACGAGATGAACGACCACATCGCCGCGGGGGCGATGGGGTATGTGATCGGCAGCACGCTGATCCGCGCGAGCGATGGTGTCACGCACACGCTCACCGGCACCGGCAAGGACGCCGTATTCCGCCCGAACAGCGCCGCGCCGCTCGTCGTGGGCAACGTGCCCGCCGATGCCGCGACGCAGCTGTCGCAGGCAGTGGCAGCGCGTCTGCGCGTCGATGCCGACCAGACGCTGAGCCCGGAGGAGAAGCGCCAAGCGCTGGAGAACCTGGGCCTGGAGGAACCAGTCAAGCGCATCCCTGCGGATGGCGGCACGGCCGGCCAAGTCTGGGGGAAGACCACCACCGGCTATGGCTGGGTCACCGTGTCGGCCAGCACCGCGCCGGCTCCTTCGCCAGCACCATCTCCTGCGCCGTCCCCGGCGCCTTCCCCCGCTCCGTCTCCAGCCCCATCGCCCGCGCCGTCGCCCGCCCCCGCGCCGGCGCCGTCGACATCGCCTGCCCCTGCGCCGTCCACGCCGACGACGCCGAGCACCAAAGTGGTGAACGAGTTCGAGAACTTCACGCTGACCACGGCGACGCCGATCAAGTTCGGCCTCAACGGTCAGTTCTACCAAAAGACCCTGCTCCCGGGCACCTACGTCTGCGACTACAACTTCTTCGGCGACCCGCTGCCCGGCGCGCTGAAGGCCTGCTACCTCGTCGGCACCGATGCAGCGTCGCCGCCGCAGAGCCCGAACCGCGAGGGCACGGCCGAAGACCCGAACTACGTTCCGCCCAACACGACGCCCGCGCCCGCGCCGGCGCCCGCCTTCACCGTGAAGGGCATCGTCACGCTGGGCGACCAGGTTGTCGGTGGTGGTGGCAACAACCCCACGCCCTGGCCCACGCTCGTCGGCTCGGACATGGGCATCCCCGTGATCAACCTGGGCGCCACCAACAAGACGCTCCAGCAGATCGACAACGACTTCAACGCCGCCGACAACGCTGCCTCGAAATACACCTCGGGCACGTACAACACGCTGGTGCTGATGCCGACGTTCAACGACGTCTCGCGCAACAACGCGACGCTGTCGTTCATGCAGACGACGACCCAGAGCATCGCGACCAAGGCCCGCGCCGCGGGCTACAAGTTCGTCATCCTCAACGCCACGAAGCGGGTGGTGGAGGGCGAGTGGACGCAAGCCGCGGAAAGTGTGCGCGTCGCCTACAACACGTGGCTCGCGGGCAACTGGCAGACCTTCGCCGACGCTTTCGTCGACGCCGACGCTGCGATCCCGTACATGGAGCTGTACGACGGCACGCACCCGTACCCGGCTGGCGCGCAGATGATCGCGAACGCCGTGGACTCGACGCTCCGTGTGCTCTCGGGCCAGTCCGGCAGCACCGCGCCAGCGCCCGCCCCATCGACCGCGACCTACCTCTACGACGTGGTCAACATGTCCGGCGACAGCATCACCGAGGGCGGCGGCAACAACCCGAACCCGTGGCCCCTCCAACTGCAGGCCCTGCTGGGCTCGTCGGTGGCGGTGGGCAACTGGGCGTACTCGTCGACGACCCTGCTGCAGATGAAGGACAACTGGGGCCGCAGCGACTACGTCGGCACCAAGGCGGTCTCCGGCAAGCGCAACCTGGTCATCCTCGGCCCGGCCGGTACGAACGACCTGACCCAGTACAACGCCTCGTTCGAGACGCTGAAGGATCTGCTGATCCAGTTCTTCACCAAGGCCAAGGCGGCGAACTCGGGTTACCAAGCCGCGTGGGACTCGACCATGATCCCGCGCAAGGTGGAGAACGACTACACGTCCGCGCACGAGGCCGTCCGCCAACAGTTCAACACCTGGAAGCGCGCGAACTGGGCGACCTACTGCGACAAGCTGATCGACTTCGACACCGTGGTTTCGGTGAACGACCTGTACGACGGCATTCACCCGGGCGATGACCCAGGGTCGAAGAAGATGGCTGCCCTGGCCTCTACGCTGCTGAAGAACTCTGCCGCCACGCAGGCGCCCGCGCCGGCGCCGGCCCCGTCGGGCGTCAGCATCACTAACTCCGACGGCTCAATCAACGAGGCCCTGTGGCTGGCGATGGCCAACAAGATGTGGACGGTCGACGGCGCGACCTACCGGTTCGGCCCGGCCGCGCCGACGAACCTGATCAACCTGCCGACCTACTACCAGCCGAGCGACAAGCCCTGGCCGCAGGACATCGTCGGCACCCACTCGGGCGCTTGGCAGCTGGGCACGTTCCGCACCTACGACGGCCAGTTCATCGGCGGCGACTTCGCGTCCAACAGCCTGATCGTTCCGTACGTTGCCGACGATCCGGTCGCGCGCATCGGTGTGGCGCAGCTGCAGTCCACCTCGACGAGCCACGGCACGTTCGCGCAGAAGCCGGAGTACCCCTGGGTCTACTACGAGAGCCTGCCGCGCGCCTACGACGCCGTGGAGACGCGGTACTGGAAGGAGCAACAGGGCAAGACCGTCCAGAAGGCGATCTGCTCGGCCAACGCCATGGGTCGCCCGGGCTGGGCCGTGCAGGTGCTGACGTGCTTCCAGAACGGTTTCATCGCGACAGCCGGCTTCAACACGATGACCAACAAGGCGTCGTGCCAGCTGCCGGCGGGCTTCGTGCCCACGTCGATCTGCCTGACCTCGGCCAACGAGTTCGCGCTGGTCACCGCGTGGGACACCAACGGCAAGCAGGGCGTGCTGTTCGTCATCGCGCTCTGCGGCCTGGGCCACAACTGCACGATCGAGAAGCAGAGCTACGACAACGGCGACGGCTGGTGGTTCGAGTGGAACGAAGCACACCCCGGCCTGCACAGCCTGGGCAACTTCGCGTTCATGAAGGTGCTCGGCTACATCCCGCTGCCGGGCATGATGGCGCCGACCGGCGTCAGCGCGACGACCGGCCACTGGCGCTACGGCTACCTCGACGGCAGCCCGGGTGAGCCTCTGTGCGGCAATCAGCGTTTCAACAACGCTGATGGCGAGACTCGTCGTGTGAACTGGTTCCCGGGTGCTTCCTTGGACCGTGCCTATGCCAAGCAGGGCGAGGCCCTTGTCATCTCGAAGACCGAGAAGAAGGCAATGTGGGTCAACCTGAAGCCACTGTTCCAGTACTACATCAGCATGTACTTCGGCCCCAGCCGCGCAAAGTACCTGGAGACGACGAACATCGGCCAGAACGCGGGTCAGTGGCCCTACACCTTCACCGAGGTTGCGTCGCAGAAGCCGACGATCACGAAGACCATCACGCTCGATTCGGAGCCGACGGCCGTGTTCGTGTATCCGTACACCGAGAAGGAGGAGTGGCGCCAAGCTCAGATCGCGACGATCGACGGCAACATCCGCGTCTACGCAATGGGTGGCCTGAACGACACCGGCAACGCCGGGGCGAAGGTCGAGATCAACAAGTTCAACGTGGGACCGAACCCGACTAGCATCACGTGGGTCAAGGAGAAGTCCCGCGGCTCGCAGTCGGCGCTCGTGCCCAACGCCACCCGGCAGTACATCTACTGCGTGCGCGGCGAGCGGGCTGGCAAGTGGTACGACTTCACGGGCACGGCCACGCCGGTGTTCCGCCGCAAGTTCCAGGACACGCGCGTCATCGACCCGATCTGCATCGTGGACACCGACAACCACGGCGGGGAGCACTACGTCTCCAACTTCATCGACTTCGCAGGCCGCAAGGTCCACGGCGTGCGGTGGGGGAAGATCATCCTCTGGACTTACCCGGAGCAGTCGGTGTTCAACATGGGCGCCGATGGCAACGCCGAGTTCGAGTACGGCGGCGCCTTCGATCTGCCCGGTTACCCGGTGGGAGGGTGCACCGCGAACGTCTCCTGACGCCTGAATGTCTCCTCGATCTCGCAAGAGATCTTCGGCCCGCTTCGCGCGGGCCTTTTTTCGTCCGCGCGCAGGAGATACATCGCGGCACATCCGGTGTCAAGAATGCCGCATGCCAACGCCGGAACCAGTCGAAACCTCACGCGCGCAGAACGCCGACCAGGCCAAACGCGACGCGATCGAGGCCGCCTCCGATCTTGCCTGGCTGATGAGTGACAAGCGCGGGCGCCGCTTCATGTGGCGCCTGCTCGGCGAGCTTCGGATCTATCAACAGTCTCACACCCCCGGTGACACGCATGCCACGGCATTTCGTGAAGGGCAGCGGAGTGTCGGGCTCATGTTGACGGGCCAGCTAGCCGCTGCGTGCGCCGATCGCATGTCCGAAATGCAAAAGGAAATCCAGAGCCATGTCCGACCCGACAGCAGCACCAGCCGCAGGTGATCCCGCAGCGCAAACCGCGACCACGACCGCAGCCCCGGCCGTCGAAGCAACCGCGCCCGCGTCCGCACCTGCTGCCGCTGCCAGCACCACCGCACCTGCAGCGCCGTCCACCCTGCTGACCGCAGACGAAGCGCCGGCCGATCCCGCCAACTCGGAGCCCGAGAAGGGCGCCGAGGGCGAGAAGAAGCCGGACGCCAAGGACGACGCCGACGCGCACGCACCCGAGGAATACGCAGCTTTCGAGCTGCCCGAGGGCGCGAAGCTCGACGAGGAATTCGAGACGGCCTTCAAGCCGATCGCGAAAGAGCTGGACCTGCCGCAAGGCAAGGCCAACGCCCTCGCCAAGCTGGCGCACCAGGAATCGCAACGCCTGAGCTCGAAGTTCGTCTCCGAGCTGCAGCGCACCGTGGACGACAACGCCAAGGCCTGGGAGGCAGCCGTCAAGGCCGATCCCGAGCTGGGTGGTGCACGCCACGCGGAGGTGATGGGGGTCGCGAAGAAGGCACTGGATTCCTTCGCATCGCCCGCTTTCAAGCAGTTCTTGAACGAGTCACGCCTGGGTTCCAACCCGGAAATGATCCGGCTCCTCTTCAAGGCGGGCAAGGCAATCAGCCAGGACAGCGCTGTCCCCGGTCGCGCCACCACGGGCCGCAAGGAAGACGCTGAAGTGTTCTACGGCAACAAGGCCTGACGGCCAGCCACATCGAGGAAATTCCAAATGGCAACTCTCCCCACCAAGTCCGGCGCGGTCACGCTGTTCGACATCGCCCAGGGCATGGATCCGGACGGCAAGGTCGCGCGCACCATCAATCAGCTCGGCCAGAGCAACGAGATGCTGACCGACATGACCTTCATGGAAGGCAACCTGCCGACCGGTCACAAGACCAACATCCTGACCGGCCTGCCGGTGCCCATCTGGCGTCGGCTCTACCAAGGCGTGCCGCCCAGCAAGGCGACCCGCGCGAACGTGACCGACTCGATCGGCATGCTCGAAGCCCGCTCCGAGGTCGACATCGAGGCCTACAAGCTCAACGGTGCGCTGGCCGCCTGGCGTCTGGCCGAGTCCGGCCCGTTCCTGGAAGCCATGAACCAGAACATGGCCGAGACGGTCATCTACGGCGATGCCTCAGTCAACCCCGAGCGCTTCACCGGCTTCGCCCCGCGCTTCTCGTCCCTCACGGCGGGCAACGGCGGCAACATCATCGACGCCGGCGGCACGGGCTCGGCCAACACCTCGGTGTGGCTGGTCATCTGGGCCGAGGACACCGTCACCGGCATCTACCCGAAGGGCAGCCAGGCCGGCATCGAGCACCAGGACCTGGGCGAGTACGACGCGTTCGACGAGCTCAACAACCGCTACCGCGCGCTGGGCGACCTCTGGAAGTGGAAGGCCGGCCTGACCGTGCGCGACTGGCGCTATGTCGTGCGCATCGCCAACATCAGCGTGCCCGACCTGCTGGCCCAGACCGGCACCCAGGCGCCGACGGCGGCCACCGCGCTGATGAAGCTGATGATCCAGGCGCAGACCATGATCCCGAACATGGGCAAGGGCCGCGCGGCGTTCTACGCCAACCGCACGATCAAGGGCGCGCTCGCCAAGGCCGCCCTCGACAAGTCGAACTCGGCGCTGTCCATCGTGGCCGCGGCGAACCAGTTCGGCGCCGTCCGTCCGGGCTACGTCCAGCAGGACACGCAGTTCTTCGGCACGCCGATCCGCACGGTGGACCGCATCCTCAACGCCGAGGCCCGGATCGTCTGATCCACCACCGCACCACCATTCAGGAGATCGGATCATGATCGTCGACAACCAAGCCACCTACGCGACCGCCCAGGCCGTGACCGCCGTGGGCGACACGCCCAGCACCAACTCCTACGACCACGGCCCGGGTTCGCCGGGCCAGGGCCTCAACGACGTGTCGCTCATCGTGAAGACGAACGCCGGCGTGACCTCCGGCGGCGCCGCCACGGTGCAGGCTGTGCTGCAGGACTCGGCAGACAACACATCGTTCGCCGACGTCCAGACGCTCAACAACGCCGCCGCGCTGGCCGCGCTGGGCGCGAACAAGACCGTCGCCGTCGCGCGGTTCCCGGCCAGCCTGCGCCGCTACACCCGCGTGGTGTTCCGCGTAGGCACCGCCGCGCTGACGGCCGGTTCGTTCTCGGCCTTCGTGGTCTACGACACCGACCTGCAGCAGTACCTGCCCTCGGGCTTCAAGGTCAACGCCTGATCGACCTGGCCCGGTGACGGGCCAGTTCTTCCACATCATTTGGAGATACCACCATGGCGACGAAAAACCCCACTCCCGCAGCTGCACCGGCAACGGCGCCCGGCGCCGGCACCCAGTACACGCAGGACGCCAGCGCGACGGCCAACAGCAACGGCAAGGCCTCGGCTTCCGTGGCCGGCGGCGATCCGGTCAACAGCCCGGTCATCGGCAACCCCGGCGAGAACCGCGCCGACATGGGCTACGACTACGGTCTGGCCGGCGCCCAGTCGCGCGGCCAAGCCATTCAGGCCAGCGCGCCGCTGCAACCCGTGCACGTGTTGGTGCAGCAGGCCCCGCCGGCCGAGGTCGACGACACCGAGTACGCCGAGACGGTGCGCGCCCGCGCCAAGGGCCACTACGACGGCATTCGCGAGAAGGGCGAGGTGTTCGAGAACAGCCGCAACCTGCCGACCTACCCGTCGGACCCCAACTCGTGGTTCGAGGACGCGGACCTCGACCCCGAGTGGGAGGTCAAGGAAAAGGCCGCCAAGCGTCGCCGCTGATCTGCGGGCGGCATTAATCCACCAAGGCCGCCTCAGTGCGGCCTTTTTCATAGGAGAACGTGATGCCTGGAGATATGTACGTTCGATCGGCGGAGGACGCCGGCGTGGTTCTGCGGTATGTGGACATGCTTGACGGCACCAAGGCGCCCATGGTGGTGGCCATGGACCGTATGACGGTAGCCGGTGGCGCGTCCACCTTCCGCGTGATCTCGGCCGCATCCGCCAATGCGGCCGTGGTCAAGAACAGCGCAGCCATCATGTACGGCCTGCAGATCAGCAACCTGGCGCCCCTGAGCGCGACGCGCGCGGTGAAGCTCTACAACCAGAGCACCGTACCTGTGGCCAGCGACATCCCGGCCATGGTGTTCGCGCTGCCGCCCAACGCCTGCATCGACATCAGCCGATCGCGCGGCGTTGCGTTCCCGGCCGGCCTGGCCATCGCCATCGTCACCGGCCCGCTCGATACGGTCTTCGCCGCCATCGGCGCGGGCGACGTGACCGTCAACCTCAACTTCACCTGAAGGGCCGCCATGAGCAGCGCCGTCGACATCGTCAACCTTGCCCTCTCTCACCTCGGACAGAACGCCGACGTCATCGACATCAACCCGCCCGACGGCAGCGCAGAGGCCCAGCATGCCGCACGCTTCTATCCGATGGCGCGCAACGAGCTGCTGGAGATGCACCCCTGGACCTTCGCCATCCGGCGCACGGTGCTGGCCCCGGTGGCGGGGGTGAACCGGCCGTCGTGGCAGTACGCCTATGCCATGCCGTCCGGCTGCATCCGCCCGCTGAGCCTGCTGCGCGCGGAGGCCCTGGACGACGATCTCTCCGAGGACCACATCGTCGAGGGCAGCGACGCCGGCGCGCGCGTGATCTTCGCCAACACGCCGGACGCCGCCCTGCGCTACATCTCGCTGGTCGAGGACACGACCAAATTTACGCCCGGGTTCGTCGCGGCGCTGTCGCGGCTGCTGGCAGCCAAGCTGGCCGGGCCGATCATCAAGGGCGTGGAGGGCGCGCGCGTCGCCGAGGCCATGATGAAGATGTTCCTGCTCGAGCTGGCCAACGCGAAGATGAGCGATTCGAACAGCGGCAGCCGGCGCGTCTCGGACTTCGTGCCCGCCGGCATCCGGGCGCGCGGCTATCGCATCGGGCGCGGCACCAGCGCGGGGTTCCGCTGATGGCTGTCAAGACGCTCAACCGCTCTTTCGCCGGCGGCGAGATCTCCGAGCAGCTGTTCTCGCGCGTCGACTTGGACAAGTACCAGACGGGCGTCGCGCTGCTGCTGAACTGCTGGGCCCTGCCGCAGGGTGCGTTGCAGAACCGGCCGGGCTTCCAGTATGTGCAGCGTGCCAAGTTCAGCGACCGCGCGGTGCGCCTGCTGCCCTTCGCTTTCAACACCGAGCAGACCTTCGCGCTCGAGTTCGGCCACCGCTACATCCGCTTCCACACCAACGGCAGCACGCTGCTGGAGACGCCCGCGCAGATCGCTTCCGTGTCCGTCGCTCCGGTGGCGCTGTTCCTCACCACCGACCCCGTGTTCTACGCCGTGGGCGATGCCGTCTTCCTGGGCGACGTAGCCGGCATGCCGCAGCTGTCGAACCGGTGGTTCTTCATCGCGACGAAGCCGAGCTCGTTCGCCTTCACTCTGTCCGACCTGAATGGTGCCCCAGTCAGCACGCTGGGCATGGGCCCGTACACCGGGCTGACCTCCGTGTCCCGACCCTACGAGGTCACCACCCTGTACGAGGCATCGCTGCTGTCGACGCTGGCCGTGGTGCAGTCGGCCGACGTCCTAACCATCGTCTCGCCGTTCTACGCGCCCGCCGAGCTGCGCCGCTTCGGCCCGACCGACTGGCGCCTGGCAGACATCGTGTTCTCGTCGTCGCTGGCGCCACCGCAGTCCACCGGCGCGACACCGTCGGCCATCTCGCACGGCTACACGGTCATCGGCGTGGTGCCCGATGTGGGCATCACGGTCCCTGCCAGCAGCGCCACCGCCAGCGCGAACAACGACCTGACGATCCCGGGGCGCTACAACGTGATCGGATGGGTGCCTCAAGCCGGCGCCGTGGCGTACTACATCTAC